AAGTGGTTCCCCTTACTGCGCCCGCGGTGTATCCCTTCGCGACATTCATCTTAATTACCGATTTAGATGGAATGGTAATCGTCGCATTGATGGCGTATTCGATGTTCTTCTGCGCTATCGTGTTCGCGATAGCAGACGGCTCGGCCATCTCTCGCACACCCAACCGTTTCTTGTAATCCTCTTTGAAGTTGAGAAACAACTTATCTAAGTCGTTCCCGTAAGCCACCCGTAACTTACCTGCAAGACTGGGATCTCGCATCTTGTTGAGGGCTTTCCTCAGTGATGGTACCATCTTATCCCCTTGTTGATACGGACACTCCGCATCCTTGCGGCACGCATTGAAAGTGAACCGGAAAAGGGATAAGCGGACCATTCGCTCTCGCCTGTCCAAATGTTATAGTTGAGTACGACTTCAGTGGCATAAACCTCGCATGGGGCGAGTGGAGGGGTTTCGTAGTCGAGGGTCGCCTCTGCCGCGTAGACATCGCACGCCACGACGGGGTTGTAGTTGAGGATTGCTTCAGCGGCGTATCCTTCACATGGATTGAGGGGGGAGACTTCGTAATCGAGGATAGCCTCAGTCGCGTACACCTCGCACGGGGGAGGCTCGTAGCTGAGAATGACTTCGGTGGCGTAGACCTCTGTCGGAGCCACATAGTTGAGTATCGCTTCGGCGGCATAGGCTTCGCACGGAGGCAGTTCGTAATTGAGTATTGCTTCTGTGGCATAGACTTCCGCGAGTCCGACATACGCCAGAATCGCTTCCGCCGCGTACACTTCACATGGAGGTAAGAGATAATCGAGGATTGCTTCAGTTGCATAGACCTCGCACGGAGTTGTTGAAGGAACATAGTCCAGGATAGCTTCGGTCGCGTATGCTTCTGCGAATACACTGTATGCAAGGATAGCTTCTGTAGCGTATGCCTCGCATGGGGCGTTATAGGCAAGTATGGCCTCTGCCGCATAGGCTTCACAAGGGGCTTTGTAGTCAAGGATTACCTCCGTCGCATACGCCTCGCATGGAAGTGTGTACCATGCTATCGTCATCGAGAACGTGATACTGCTCTCGTACCCGCTCGCGGCCGCGCCGTTCAGTCCGAACCCGTGCCCATAGGACGATGTCTTCGTGCTGTTGTCGTAGAAGGACATCTCGATGACTATGCGGTCCCCCTGCGTAACGCCCAAGCTCGCGAGCGTGTAGGACGCGAATGTGAATGACTGAAGCACTCCCTGGGAAGTATCCGATTCCAGAGTGGAGACAATCGGAACTGCGGCAGTCCCGTATAGGTTGCCTCTCTGACCCGAGTCGTCCCCCTTCCATACATAAATGTATATCATCGGGTTCATGTTCTGGAGGTTGTTGCCCTCCATGTAGTCGCACGACAGGGTGAACGTCCCGCTTATCGTCTGAGTCGAAAGCGCGGGAGAGACGAACGCTTTGACCCAGCCGTTGTGCGCGATCCCGGGCTCCGTAATCGTCTTTATGATAGTCGCATTCGACGCGCCTATCGTCGTGCTCAAGTCGCAAGGATAGATGTTCGATGCGTCGTCCTGACCCCCACCCAACGTACTCGTCAAGTAGTGAAGCGAATTGTACGCCGGAGTCGGTGCGGAATACCGAACGTTCGGCTTCGGTTCCGCAGCAGTCGTGTTGCGGAAGTAAAGTGTTGTAGCCATCCATTCCTCGCTACCTCATACCGTCTAAGCGGTTGTTGCTGTGAAAACTATCTTGAGTCCGTCTACTTCTGAACCTGTCAGAGTCGCTGCTTGAGCGCCACTCGTCTTGGTCGTCTGAGACGTGTCTACACCCTTCGTGAATGTCACCGTAGCTAGAACAGTCTCATCCGCCTTTCTTAGTGTAGCCACATACCCGACATCCGCAGACGCCTTCCCGTTGACCCTCAGAGTCACAGTATTGCATGTCCCATAGTCCGCAGGCTTATTGTCCATGGCGACAGCATCTACCTGGGCGTTCGTGGTCGAGCTTATCTTCTCCGCAGTACTGGGCGTGTCGACATCTTCGTATATCGCTTGATAGTGCGTGGCCGCTCCAGTCAATGTCCAGTTCAACGGTGTCGTGTCTCCGTTCGGTCTTAGGTCTATTGTTGACATTTCTTCATCTCCCTTCTATGATTGGTTTGCCATCGGGCTTATAGTTCATCGTCTCTCGGAAGTGTTCGGTGCACGACTTCTTCGAGCCTCTGTAATCATTATCGCTATGGATGCGGACCTTCTTCGGTAACGCCCATACCTCGAATCCCTGAAACGGCAAGATCGCGCCGCCACAGAACCTGCACTTGTGCTGTCCTAGTTCGACCATTACGTCGCAACCTCCCATACTTCGTACTTGTACTGACCCTCTGTACCACTCGGATCTTTGAAGACCACGCCCAGCAAAGCCTTGTCCTCTCCGGGCTTCTTGATGGCCCATTCTATCGCAAACGGTGGATATGGGTGCATCTTCTCACTTCGTTCCCACAACGTTACAATATCCGCGATCGTCTTCTGTAGGACTGCCATTACTTCACATCCTCTTTGGGCGGGACTTGTCCGGGCGTTTTCTCTCCTGGCTGGAACGGATTGGGCAGAGGCGGATGCAGTTTCATCTGCTCCTCGTCTATCTTGTTCTGCTCGTCGGCCCACTTCTGGAACTCGTCCTCATCTATCCCCAGCCGCTTCCTGCACCATTCGGGGGTGACTATCTGCCACTGGTCTACTGATGTCAGGAGCTTCTGTATCAAATCAGCCGTCTTGCTCTCGTCTATCGGGGATACATCGTTGAACACGATCTTGGTAACACCCGGCTTCCCACCGGTCGCGACTGCCCACTTGTCGAATACCTGGGTGTTCCACTGTCTGGCGAATCGCTTCTGAAGAGTGCTTATCTTGTCGTAGAACCACTCGCTTCTGACCTCTCCGGTAAGTACGCCCCTGCCCAGGCCGATCATCTCTTCGGGCACTCCCATAGCTGAGGTGACTCGCTGCATCGACCACTCGCTGTATAGTTTGGTATTCTGCACGCCCTGGTTGTCGATGTTCTCTATCTTCACGTCAAAAGGAGTCGCCATCTCATGTTGAGGCTTCAAGCTCTCGAACTGCTTGGCTATGGAATCAATATCGGTCTGGGCAATCGTCTCCCCTGTTTGTCCTACAGTGATATGATACCTTGGGAATCCGTGCCTTTCTATGCTCTTGGCCGTCCCTGTCGCGATGGCCGCATCCCGCTTGATGTCGTCATACGCTCTTTCGATAAGGGGCAGTCCCAGGTCGAGCCTGAAGATGTCCTCGGGCTTGATGTCGACTGTTTTCTTTACCCCGTACTCCTGCCCAATCGTCTGCTTGTACCCTAGTAATGTGCCGTAGTCGTCCTTGACCTCTTCAAACGTTTCAGGATACCTATGGTCTAATTTAGCAATCGGGAACTTAGTCCTGTCGAGTCCGGGCTGTATCTCGGCATACCCGATCTTGACGACCAATGCGTCTACTATGAGCTTCCAGCCGATGTTCTCGAAATCGAGGTCGTCCAGTAACTGCTCCGCCTCCTTTGCGCGGTCGCCTTCTATCCTATACCCGTTCGTGAACATCATCAGGGGGTAGGAATCAACTGCCTCTGAGACCGGCCCGCCCTGTTCGTAGATGCGCCTATACTCTGCCTGCTTGGGGTCTCGCTTCTGAAAGTAGTTCGGTGTAGTCCCTAGTGTCTTGCCCGGGTATGTCTTCGGCTTGGCCGCAGGCGGTGCTTGGAATATCCTGATTACTCTCTCTCTAAACGTCACGTCTAAACACTTCCCTAATTCCGAACCCTACACAGACCCCGCTCACCCAAGCGACCACCATCTGCCACAGTTCATAGGTCAGGTTGAGTCCTCTCCTTTTCCAGTGGCCGCTTGCAGTACGAACACACGACATAGGGCAAGAGGGGGTTCTCCTTCGCCCAGAAATGATGGTTGCATTGTTTGCAGTAGAATCTTTCAGATATGGTAGCCACATCCCGGGAACCCGCATAGCATCAGATCGCGGTCATTGCGCGGGTAGTCCTTGCACTCTTTCGGCTTATGCCCTTGAATCATGCACTTGTTAGTTATGAGATTGAGGTGGGGGCAGTTGGCAATCGAGGCGTATCTCCTGATCCTCTGTGCGCCGAGGGTCACTGTATCGACGTACTGCTTGCCTTTCAGCGCGAGAAGCTCCTCGATGTCCATAGTCCACTCCTCTTCAGACATGGTCGTTAAGGAGAGGCGGCAACACATCCCGCACATCTTGCACTTGCCGTTCATTTGAACCATGCTCCGCACTTGGGACACTGCGTACATTGGCGTCCATCTGCATAGAGAACCAAGTCTTGAACGACGACTTCGTTCGGGCGCGGTTCATATCCGCAACGAGGGCACTTCAACCTCTCACCTTCCCCACGTGTATCACTTTAAATCTCGATGAATCGGACTTGGTTAGTTGGTTCAACGCCCCACTCGTAGCGTCTATCTGGTCGTCGTGCTCGCCTTCGGGAAATAACATGGCCTCGTCCAGCCAGGCGTTGTTCCATATTCCCTTGACCAGCTTCACGTTCCCTGCTTCACTCGCAGAGCTTAGAGGTCCAGCCCTTGTCGTCTTGTCCCCCGTCACCCTATCCCCTTTGAAGTTGAACCCTTTAAGAACATCTCTGGCGTAATGGTCTATCGTGTTGATGCCTGAGCTTCCAGGTTCCTGCTCCATGATGATCGGGGTTTCGATGCCGTCTATCTCGGCCACCTGTCTGACTAGGGCTTCCACCTGGCCCGGAGTCTCTCTTATGCGCTGAACATCTAAGAGGTAGTAGACCCCGTTGCTCTCCCCGAGTAACGCCCCTACCGTGTAGTCCCCTTCTTTCGAGGCTGCTAGATCCCAATACCTTACAGATTTGATGTGCCTAGGTCTCTCAGGGATTATCTCGAACCAGGGTCTTTTGAAGAAGTTCCCGGACAGTTGAATGTCCCAGTCGCCCTTCAGGAGCTGCGCCCTAGTCACGACGTCTAGGTTCGATAGGGTGGCCGCGTATTCCTCTTGCTTCAGGTATGGGTTGTCCTTCACCCTAGCGGGCACGAACGCGCGATCGGGCGTGGTCTTCTCCAGGAATCGTTCCTTGACCCATGCATGCCCTATGTTACCAGGGTTGCTAGCCGTTCTTACTCTCAAAGGTACGGGGTTGTCTTCCGTCCTTCTCAGTCTGCTGAATAGGTAAAGGTACTGTGATTCTGTGAACTGTGTTAGCTCGTCAAACCCTATGAATTGGAACTCTGCTGATTGATACCTATATTTGTCCTTCTCAGTCTCAAGGAAGCCGAAGGTTAAGGTGGCTCCACTAGGAAACCGCCAAGTCTTCGTTTCCCCATCCCACTTGGCGTCTGTCGGTCGCAACCAAGTCTCGCCCAAGTCCATCAGCGCCCCGGGCTGAGACAGATCGGGGTATGTCCTCCTCAGCAACAGGGCCGCATAGTTGGGGTCCGCGACGTACTGAAGCGCCGCCATGAGCAAGGCGACACTCTTACCCCCGCCTGCCGCCCCACCATAGAAGACCTCTTTCTCCTCTGTGAGTAGGAATCGGGTTTGCTTCCAAGTAGGTCTGAGGGGGATGTATCGGTTCTTGAACGTTGTAAAGAACAGACGCTCTTCTCGTTCAGGACTTCGCAGAGGCATCCTTTACCTCCGCCTTATCGAGTTCTTCGAGATACTTTCGAAACTCTATGACTTGCGCCTTTGTGGTCGCGAACGGACAACCTTGACACTGAATCCCGTCTATCTTGACCGCGACATTGACCTGGCTCTGAGGCACGTAGCCGGGTATCCACTTAGCTATCTTTTCGAGTGCGTCGATCTTGAGTTTGAGACCGGATGCTCCTGCTCTGGGGTCGTCCGTCCATTTCTCGATGTAATCCCTTATCTCATAGAGGGTTTTCTGTAGTTCCGCCTTGACGGAGTCTGCCGTATAGAGCAGGCCGTTATCGGCCACAACGCCCTTCTGTTCGCGTATATCGCGCGACCGGCGTTTGATGTACCTGTCCACGGTTGTGTCCGTAAGTAGCAGGTTTCCATGCTCTACGGTTAGTTTGGCGATGATTTGAGGGACGGATAGGCCGGAGACGGCATATCCGACTATCTTGTCCCCTATGCCTAGTTGTTCTATCTTGGACTTTCGGGGCATGATGTACCTTTAAGGGGTTGCTAAATGTGCAGTTTCTGATAAAGAGTATATAAAGCATTTACCTTTTTGTGCATGTTTGAAATACTGGACGGGGGTTTTGTTGAGCCAGGTTCGCCCCCTTCCCTGGCATCTGTGGGCCTTGAAAACGCGCGGCCTATCCCACGTGTTTGATCTCCTAGCTAGGGTTGTTAAGGAGGAGCCGGTTGGCATCGTATGGTTGGACCACCGTGCCGTGTTTCCTGCTTATTGTTGCTCCTCAATAGATATAGGTGGGCATTATAGGGGAGTTTTGGTCAGGACGGAGATAAGGGCGATGGCGATAATCTGTCGCGACAACTCATCCAAACGCTTCCTTTCTTCCATTGCCCAGAGTTGCCCTTCGTACCACTCCGTCGGAGTGATAGATCCGTGAAGCCAACATACCAGTCGAATCCACGGTGAGTCTTTCATTTCTTCTCGACCTCTTCCTTTGCTCTGGCTATGTAATATCTAGTATATCGGTCAAATCCATAGCTTGAGGCGAGTTCGGCCAAATTGAGATATTCTCCAACTCGTTTCTCATCCATCATCCATACCCCACAATCCACTTCATCAATCCCACAACCCCGCGCATTTCAATGGTCCGTGACAATAGGGGCATTCGTTGGGAGGGTCGAGCATCAGTTTGTCTTTCCCATCGAATCCCGAGCCTTCCATGATTGTGATATTACACTTCGGACACTGGAATATGCTCCCCATTACCCGTACCCCACATAGACAGCATCGAGTATCTTATTAGCCTTTTTGGATAGTTCGAAGTCGAACCGATACTTGCACGCCACCCTGCATAGGAGCGACCCTTCTCGATCCGATTGGGCTTCCTTCAAGATACGTGCCAGGTTCGTTCTCGGGATTCCGGTCATTCTTGAAAGTGAGACTTGGGTCTGGTCGTCATCTCTGTGAGTCGCGCAGTGTTGCAGTAGGACTAGGCAATGATCGGCCAACTGATGCCGTCTAGCCATTGGAGTTCTAGGTCTTCGCGTCGTGTATCTCCCCCCAGTAATCGTTGTTGACTATCTCCCCTTGTGAGCAACTGTCGTTGATCTTCCTCTCGCATTTGTGTATAGGACACCAGCCGACATTCCCGGTCTTAGGTTCCCAGTTCGGACAGTTCTCGCATTTGGGCATCTAGACCTCTTTCAATATCGTCATCTTCCTCACACACCCAGTAGGGAACGCCTGCTTGGTGACGTCGCTCCCCTGGTGCTCAGTGGCAATCACTATCACTTCGGAATCTTGGTATTCGAGTTCCCCATAGGAGATGCAGATAGGTAGTGTCGGGCGGGAAGTGCACTCGTCTTCACTGTGCGTCTTGGAGATTATGTCTACCCATTCGATCTTGACAATCGGCATCTATGTCACCGCCTGATAGATTACCCAAAGCAACGCATACAGTACGAAGGTAATGAACGCCATCCCGAAGAACACCATCGCCAAAGTGACTCCCGTTTCCGGGTCATCAAATCCGATGCCCAACACAAGGAAGGCGATTGCGATAATAAGCAGGGCGACCGTTATCCAGAACATCACATCTATGGGGGTCATTTCAATCACCATGGTCTATCGGTATGAACCTACCTTGGCGCAGTCCTTCGACGCATTCGGGATGAGCGTATCCTTTCTCATAAGGCCAGATGGTGATTCCCCTCTCAAGTGTATGACCACAGATAACACAACCCCCCTCAGACATGTAAGTATGTAAGTATCCCAACGTTTTAGCCTTTCTTATTGGAGGCAATCTTTATTTTCCGAGAGAGGAGGCAATCCGCCCGTCTCAGCGTCTGCCGGATCTCGTACAATTCGTTCACCGTGAACCGAGCGCATTGATACCCCCCGTCTGGAGTGAGAAACCAACATCTGACCTTCATGTGCTGTTCCGGTATCCGGCACGCGCGATAGTCCGCTAATCCTTCATTCAGGAGACGGTTAAGTACCAGGGATGCGTGCGCCCTTCCCTTTCCAATCGCTTGCGCTATGCCGACGGCCGTCCGGTCAGCCGTTCCAGTGAATTCCTTGAGAGGCGGGCAAACCTGCAGATGCGCTATTATGCGTTCCTTTACCGTGTATTCCATCATTTCTCACCGCCTACCTTCTCCTCATTATCTAAGGTAATTCTCCGCAGTGTTCTTCCTTCACAGTCAAGCTCCCGAACGGAGAACGATAACTCCAAATCTAAGTCCCATCCATCCTTCTCTATGGACTCGTCAAACGCTTGCTTTGCTTTGGACAAGGCTTTGAAGAGGTCTCGCTCTATATCATCACTCATGGCAACTCCTCCTCGTGAATTTCGTAACCACAACGAGGGCAATGTGGATATGAGTGTCTATACGGGACGCCGCCCCATTTTTCCATCTCGCTCCCGCACTTAGGGCAGATGTTCTTGACGGCGACCTTCCAGTCCAACGGCTTCTTCATGCACTTTGGGCAGTTCACGGCAACTCCTCCAGCTCGATCAGTACCCCGTGTTGCTCGTTCGGTTGGGCGTATTCCTTGGTCGCTCGGATGTCCACCAGTTGTGAATCGTCCCGAACCAAGATTCCGGTGATTCCATCCAAGACCGCGCGTATTAGTTTATCCAGATCGGGACGCTTCGTGTGGTGGACCTCGGATTTCTTCAATGACTTGGGGCGAGGCATGACGAACCGCATCCTAATCAACGTCGCCTTTGATGTCATCGGCGCATCGAGTTTCTGCGCTTCGGTGGCTATCCGTTGCCTCCAGCCCATCAGATTGCGGTTCGAATGTGTAGTCACTATCTGTCCCGTCTTCAAGCGGAAGGACTTCAGGCTCCCCTGTGGGACTGGCTCGCCCATTACTACAAATGCTATCGTCATTGTTTTTCCTATCCTATTCGTTTCGTTTCTGCTCGCGTCGTTTCCAATCAGTTCCGTTCTCATTTCGTCGTATATTCGGGAGCGTTCGTTTCGTTTCGTTTCGTTTCGTTTCTCATCCCTTCGCGTCTTTTCATACCTGTTATTCTAAATCTCCTTGAACTTAATCACATTGAAAAGTCCGTGTAGAGGCCGCCATGTGCCCAACCCTCCGCGTTGACCAGCAATCGTGAGAGATTCCTTGACGATGCTAGACGGGAGTTCGTCCTCGTTTGTATTGACGATTTGAAACTTCAATGCCCATTCGTTCCATATGGGATTGGTCGCAACAATCGTCGGGCCCTCGGGCTTCCTCAAAGCACGGGTCAGTAGTTCGTATTTCTGAGGGGTAATGCGTATTTCGTCGGGGGTTACGCGGACGAATGAGCCCAACGTGCCATAGTATTTGGTTCGCCCTTTGCCAGGTATCTGGAGTTGCTTCCCCGCCGCCCTTATGGCGTAATAGACCGCCAATCCTGGAACGAATATCGTCCCATCCGCACTCCTATGTAGCAACTTCTCCGGTGGAGGATTCTTGACCTTCTTGTGCGTTCCTTCCAGATTCACGTTGTCTTCCAATGGATACCTGCTCATAATATACGGCTGTGTTCCTTCTATCTCTACTTCGTATGTTTTCATATTCTCACCGTTCGTTTCGTTTCGTATCTGCTCCAATCTACTCCATTCTATTCCCATCGGTTATCCCAATGTATTTCATTTCTGTTCTCACCTTTCGTTTCGTTTCTTTTCCGTTCCTATCGGATCTTTTCTCGTCTCTTCCGTTCTCTTGTCCACTCTTCTGAGGTCCGCTCGTTTATCGTCAATGGTCGTCTCGAATCCGTCGGAGGATTCAGTCTGGGATATTGACTGAGAAGACCGCGCAATTTTATCTCCTCCGCTGGTTGAGAGGGGGACGCATATTCCATCCATTCTCTGTCTGTCAATCTGATGGTTCTCCCGGTGTGAGTGACATCTCTCATCCAAGAACCTCTTTCATTATGCGACCACATGGATAGAGATACCGTTCCTTTGCCACGTCTCCCTTATCCACGTCTAAGACTATCGCCCCCAACTTAGGCAGGAGCGCCAATCCCTTCGCGGTCATGTAGGGCGTCCTCAACTGCCAACAGGGTGTAATCAATCCGAAGTGACTGCCGAATTCCACCCCACAGTAGTAGTGCGCGTGGCTTCGGATGACCCCGTGGAACTTCCCGTACTCTTTCTCGTTGAGCAGGGCACTAACCAACTCCCTAGCAATTGGAGTCGTCCTATATTGCCAACTTGCTTGAGAGACGCCTATCTGATGGGAGAAGTGCAATCTTATCTTCTCTTCTTTCAGATTGAGGGCTATCTCAGTCCCGAAGTCCGCTCCTAGAAGTTGCGCGACGTGCGCGTCTGCGCTCAAGTTCTCGGCGACGTGATACCCCGATCCTTGCGTGACGATGTACTTCTTTACCTCGAACATCTTGCAGAGGTCGGCGGCAGTCTGTGCTTGAAGACCGAGGTCCGTAGTCCATGCGCCTATTCCCATCCCGCGCTTGTTCGGCCCATCTACAGCATCCCCATTGATAACCATGATGTCAACGGACCCGACTTTGTGCACGACTTCCTTCCACAACCTGAAGAGTCTCTTCTGCCCAGGGTTGGGTCGTGCCTCGGTTTCGTCTTCCTTAACTACCTTGTCCGGCATCAATCCCGCAGTAGAACCTACGTGCAGGTCACTTACTATCAGTATTCGTTTCATTTCGTTTCATCTCCTTTCCTTTCTCTTCAGTTCTCTTCCGTTCAATTCGCTTTCATCTATCGCGGTCCATCGTAATGCTTGCACGCGGGGTCGCCTCGCTCCACGCGCATGTTAGATCCTTTGCTTGCTGAGGCTTCTTTAGGACAGAAACCCGTTATCTTCCCCCGGTGTTTGCAGTTTCCGCAAATCTTCTGGTGCTTCTTCTCGTAAGTCTTGAATTCGCTTCCCATCATTCCACTCTCCTGAACCAATGTGCCCAACCCATCCTATCGGCTTGAAATCCGTTCGCTGGGAAGATTTCCTTTAGAGTCTGAATCGCGTCCTCTTTGTCTCTAAAGCCCTCTTCTTTGAAATATTCGGGAACACTCCCCATGCAGGCTCGCTCGACCAAGATTAGCTGATACTTGGACTGCCCATTGAGAAATGTATCGCGGGGATTGCCATACCTTCGAGTCCTCCAAGTTCGAGTCTTGATGCCTTGCTCCATTGGCTTGTCGAATCGGCCTTTGAACGGGATGTTGATCTCGGCCACTACTTCTCCCCCTTGTCGTTGAGTACCTGCTTGAGTAGTTTCACTCTCTCGTTCATTATGAAAACCCACAACCAATCCTTACAATCGAGATGCATCTGCTTCAGATACTCATCCGCTTCGAGCATCTTCCGAACCTGCTCCTCACTTCTCATCGCTCGATGCCTCCGCATATTTTGTTGAGTCCCAGATAGGATGAACTCCCCTTGCTGAAATCGGATAGGGGCAAGCAGGAGCACCATAGGACCGAGTTGATACCGTACAACACCGCTCACACTGTTTGCATTTCCATTCAGATTGTATTCTCGGCTTCGCCTTCCCCTTCTTAGTGGACAGATGGACCACCGCCTTTGTCCTTCGGTTTGAACATATCGGGCGGAGCACCTAGCCGTCTCACACATATTTCGACGCACTCGGACTTGGGGCCGTATTCGCAGTCAGGGCATTTCCATCTTTTAGTGGACATCCTTCTCACCGTCCCTCAGATTATTCTTATTGATTGGGCGATAAATAATTCGTTTCTGATTCTGGCATTTGACACAGTAACCGATTCTGCTGGACATTAGAGAAAAGAGCGAACGACCACAGCCCTTGCATCGTACCTGTTTGTGCTCAGTCATTCCTTCTCACCGCCTACCTTCTCCTCGTGACCGTCCCAGGCGTATCCAGTCACTTGCCCATCCCCCAGTTGGTCTTGCTCTTCGTCAGTATCGAATGAATCTAGGCTCGACATCCTCATTAGCATTCGATTCTGAATCAATG